CATTGGCTACTGGCCACATACAGATATTGATGTAGCTTTCATATTCCCGTAGCTCAGGATACAAGTTATAGAAATATTCTTTTAGGTCAGGATATGCCGCTTTTTTAGAAGCTAGTGGGTGTTTAGGTACTGCTTTAGTAGCTTTCGATTCCCAGTGTTCTACCCAATTTTGGAACACTTTTTGATCGCGGTTGATCAATTGTTGAGAAGCTTTCCAGTTGTCAGCGATCTCAATATTTAGAAGTTTTAATGCTTCCCGTTCGCTATATACAAGGTGTCTCCAAAAAGAAATTACTTTTGTTGTACCTGTTTGAGCTACAAATACTTCTTGGAAGACTTGCTTCCATTCACCAGCAGCAATAGAAAATTCGATTGCTTTCTGAGTTTCTAGCCGAGTTGCATACTCAGTTTTTTGCGCTGCCGTTAGCGCTGGCAGTTCAATATTAAAGGGAAATTCCTTTCCATCTTTGTCCAGAAGGATGACACCTTCTGAATCATAAGAGGATTCAACCTCAAAATATTTTCCTTCGGTTAGAAGGCTTCCGTTCTTATAAACACCGGGTTCTCTATCAGAATCAATTTCTACTAATTCATATCCTTTGTAAGTAGTTTCCATTTGTTTTACCTCTGTGGATTCAAGTTTCCAATCAATTTTTAATAATTCATCCATCCATTTCTGGATGTTTTGCTTGCCACCCACACGGGTGATTAAGTTGATTAATGTTTGTTGTCTAGCCTGTAAATTTTTCATCAACTTAACCAGGGGCTTGTGAGTGGTGCTTGTCTTCCCCCTCTTTCCATACTTTAGTTATACCCCAACTATTTTTGATTGTCAAGATTTTTTTCAAAGTTTTTTTCAAACCAACCCAAAGGCTTATCCGCTAAGGCTTCTAGGAAGTCTACAAAGTTTGGGTTTATGTTACCGTCCTTAGTACGTTTGTACCCGACAGATATCAACTTTCTGGTTAGCTGTTCCTTGACTTCCTTGGTACATCTAACTTTTATCTCTGTTGTCCGGTTAAGTGATGGACGCATGGCTTTATCCTTTATAGGTGTACACCATTAACTATAGCAGACGATTTTGTCAATGGTTGTCATGCGATTGAGGAAATTAACTATAAGTATTCAACCCAGGCGCACCCCCAAACGGCAAGTTCGCGTAAGAACCAAACCGAGTTTCACACGCTGTCAAAGTTTTGGCGCACACATCCAACGCCGGATTATCTGTGGCCACATTATTTAAGGTGAACCCGCCCAGCAAATACCCACACTCGGCGGAACGATACCGCCATGAGCATGACCGCAGCAGGGGACGGGCGGGCAAAGTGACACCCTCAACGTCAAACGACGATCCGAGTCGGAATTGTACAGCGAGATAAGTTTCTGACACTAACTGCTCAATCACGAATATTTGCTGTGGCAGTTCTTTGATTGCCGCGCCTTCATTCTCACCACCATCTAAAAATTGCCGTTGAGTAAGGCGGCGCTTTACCGTCGTTCCTTCTAGTCGGTAATTGGGTGAGGTTTTGCATTGAGTTAGCCAAGTCGAGACGACACGCCCGATATTGGAAACTGTTAGTTGTGGCGTGGGAATTGGTCCTTGTCCGATAAGATCAAAACCTTCAGATTCACAGCCAATGGCGGCGTATTCCTGCCCCTCGAAGGACACGCCGGGATAATTGCAGATGTACAGGGTTTCTGTTGGTGCGGTCAAGTTGTAATTAGATATCTCGAATAACTCAATGGGTGAGTCGGGATTGAGGGATAGGAGATTGCTGATTATTGGCATTTTATTTTTAGCTTAACCGACAGAAGCCCCACGTCTCACTCTTAGGAGCGTGGGATGAATGGCGCGTGAGTGGGAGTGTGTGGAGTATGTCACAATTGCCAATAAAAAAGCCCCTATTACGGGGCGTAAGTTAAATTAGTTCCAGTAAAATTGTGAGCGCCTCTTGGATGCTGGCGATCGCATCCTTGATTAACGCGCGCTTCTGTTTTGCGGGTTTGTCGGATTTTGAAAGCAGTAGCTCACGGCTGGCTATCTGCTTCATTAGCTTGGAGATATTGGGTTTTTCTCCCCACGTACAACCGAACTCTAGGGCTATATTTTCAAGTTCGGCTTTATCTTCTTCGCTGACAGAGAGCGTTATGCTCTCTGATTTTCTACTCAATGTCCATCCCAGATATTTGGGGGAATGGGTTATGCTTATCTTCCCATTCCAATGCAATCACTCTTGCATTTCTTAATTCAGGATGATCATTGATATTTTCAAAGCTCTTCTCTACATCCTGTCTCTGAGGATATATAAATTGAACATGACCATCAATTAGTTCCTCAAAAACAGATTCTTCCATGCCCTCAGAATTGGGATGGATTATTTCACATCTTGCTTCATTAACTTTTGTGAAATAATGCCCATCAATTTTTGTAATCTTCATGATACAATTCCTTTTGAAGCTAAACTTTTACTGTGTGGCTTGGGCTTGCTCCCCTTGCCTCACATTTATATATTTACATAATATTTTATCCTTGTCAATAGCAAAGTGTCCTTACACTTAAAATATTTTCATTCCCTACAAAAATCTCCTAACCTGCTCAAACTTTCCACTAAAAGCAGCCGCCGTCACACCCTGCTGTTGAATAGTCCACTCTTTGCAAATGTACAGTTTTCCGTCGTCGGTCACACCGCCATCAAGTGACAACCTGAATGGAGAACCACGCCGCGTCCTGAGAAATTCATCTACTTCTGCAAAATTAATAATATTTATGCTGATATCCCACGCACTGCTAATGGTATTAATACCCTTGGTGGTACGGCGTTCAACTCCAGTTTCACCATATTTAGTTTTGGCAATATCGGCGGTTTCTGTTTCTGAATTTGACCATGTTGGCGTAAGGGGAATTATTGGGTAAGTCATAGAGGTAAAATAAGTGAGTAAATATTTCATAGACTCAGAATTCATAGAAAACGGCGTGACCATAGATTTGATTTCTATTGGTATCGTAGCCGACGACGGACGCGAATACTACGCCATCAACAGTGAATGTGATTTTTCAAAGGCCAGTGACTGGGTGCTAGAAAATGTTTTGCACCCAATCGGATTAGATAAAGACGGGTTAACCTTAAACCCATCTGAACCTTGGGTAAAACCAGCTTATAGAGACTCCTATCTGTGCGCCCATCCAAAACAAGAAATTGCGCGTCAAGTTTTACGATTTACAAAACCAAGTATTTTACCCGTCCCGTCAGCAGATAAAGGCTACAAAGAATTAAGGGACGCTGTAACAGAAGAATCTATAGAGTTTTGGGGTGAATGGTGTAGTTACGACTGGGTAGTTTTGTGTCAACTGTTTGGGGTGATGGCGGAATTACCGTTTAGCTTTCCAATGAGGTGTAGAGACGTTATCCAGTGGAAAGAGGATCATCTTAAATACGCGGGTGAATTACCTCCATCACTAGAAACCGACGGCAATCACAACGCATTACTAGGAGCAAAAACCGTCAAAATGCGGTATGAATTTTTAAAAGATTTAGACGAAAAATCGATTATCCGTTGCATAGACGTATGATTACAGTTTATTTACAAGGTGAACTTGCAGACTATTTTACCTCACAAATTACCGTTGATGTCTCTAGTGTTGCCGAAGCTGTGGCGGCACTACGTGCTAACTTCAAAGATTTTGCGAATTATCTATTTGAAGCTGCTAACCGTGGCGTATCCTATCAAATTCAGGTAGGGTATCAGGAGATTGAAGAACAGCATCTAAAATGCCCAATTTCCAAAAAGGTGCAATCTATCAGAATCATGCCTGTAATCGCTGGTGCTGGTGCAGCTGGTAAAATTATTGCAGGCGTGGCACTGATTGCGGCGGGGTTTTTAACTGGGCCAGCAGGCTTCCTGGGGCTATCTTCAGCAACTCTATTTCTGACAGGGGGTGCTTTGCTACTGGGTGGTATTTCTTCCCTGTTCGGACGGCAAGAATCACCTGACGCTAGAGAGGACAAAAAATCACTGGTGTTTGGTGGTACGTCAACGACCGTTAAAGAAGGGGGGCGTGTGCCAATAATTTACGGGGTGGCATTGGTGGGGATGTATATTATCTCTGCCAAGATTACGACTTCCTACCAGCCGAGTTAGGCAATAAAAAAACCCGCCATTCCTGACGGGTTTAACTATTTGCTTCTTGCTTTTTTCACTCGTTCTCGTTGTTTTGGGTTCTGATGTCTGTGATTCTTGCAGTATCCTGTCCTATTTTGCGGAGACAGAGATTTGCAGCAAACGGTGTAGGGACTTTTTAAACCCTGGCAAATATTCTCTCCCTCTTGAATTCGTGCCACTGATAGAATGTTTTCGATTAGCTTGGGGGTTAGTTTTTTGCCCCCACTTAGGCAATATCCCCCATTGGGAAGTTTGACTACTTTCCCCGCAATACTTTGATGTCTTCGGGGTCATCGTCAAAGCAATGTTCCCGTTCCGAGATTTGGAGCAGTCGGCTTTTATAGTTCTCTGCGGGGTCAAAGCAGAGAGGGGTGCAGTGGGCGATCGCATCCTCAATCTTCCATTGTCCTGCCATCGGCAAAGTCCCATCTGGGTGAAGCACGGTAATTGCTTCGTTGCCCAGTGCCAGAGAGGATATTTCACCACTTCCAGCTAATGACCACGAACACAGGTGTTCCCGGAGTGATGGACCCCCATAGCCACCACTTCCACCAGTTACTAAGTAGCTCACGGAATTGGCGAATGCCGCCTTGTGAGCCATCGAGGCATCAGGCTTATTCGCCTTTGCCCACTCCATTGCTATTGACAACGGATCGGACATTATCTGAACCTCCTTACTGCGTAAGCTAAGAGAGTGCCAGCGATCGCGCCAGCGACACATTCCAGTAAAATCTCAAACATGATTAACTCCTGCGGTGTGTAAATTGGTTTACCGCTACACTCAAGAGAGTGTTTCGGGGAGTTACCATCTCCCCTCGTCAGGCGGCTCAATTGATGAGCTTGGCTTGCTGGAACATATCCAAGATTACCGAGCGATCGCTCTCAGACGGAGAGGAATTTCTAAATCCATAGAACTGATTGCAACGATATTTGCGATCGCTTTGAGTAAATTCCAGAGTGTATTTCAGCACACCTTGGAAGTACACAGCGATAATCACGCTGCGCCCAGAATTGATTGAACCACCGTAACCGCCAACGCAGTGGGAAAGAATTTCGCCATAGCGTTTTAGTTGGTGTTGATGCTTGGGAATCTCTATTTCCCAAGCCATATCCAAGGAAGACAAACCATCTAAGGGAGCAAAGTCAGAATTAACCCGAAGTTCAAAGTCAGGGAGAATTTTGACATACTCTTTAGCTAAAACCTCATGAGTGCTAAACCAACACCGGACACGCCCCAATTCAGGGGTCACGCCAGCCGATTGTAGCTGGTTGAAGAGATATCCGGTGTCACGGATGTAATCGCCCGTAACGTCCTGCACTTTGCTACGCAAGGTCATGGTGGTAGTTTGCACCATGCGTAACGCAGGTTTTTCGCCCAAGAACTTGAGGAAGTTGACAGCATCTTCTTGATAGGGGACACAATCAGCCCCCAGATATTTTTGAATTAGATCCTCTTTGCCGTAAGCGAGTGTGATCGCCCACTTCCGATGATCAGGAGAGGATGATTTGAACAATTTCTGAACTTGCTTGCCACCACATCCGAACAACATCCGGCAGACACCGGCTAATCCATCGCTGTATTTAGCAAGGAGTTCAATAGCGGATTCCTCCTCGCTTATTCTGTGCTTTTCGCTGATGTCAGCATTTAGGAATTTGTGAGGAAGCCCCCACAATACTTCTAATGCTCGATTTCTGATGTAAGCACTGACGCGAGAATAATAGCTGCTGCAAGAATCGCAGTCATTGAACAACAAAAATTTGACAGCTTCATCAGGATTCTTGCAAAGCTGGTTGAACTGACTCCAAAACTCATTCTTGTTTTGCTCACACATTGACCAAGCTACAGCACCCAAAGCACGATACTTAGGAGACATCTCACCTAATCGTTTCGCGAATCTTTTAGGAATGGAATTATCCCACTTCCAAGCTTTTAATGCTGGCATCAAAGTACGCCACACATCACCAGGACGGCTAGATGCGTGATTGCCTTTGATGGCTTGAACTTTTGCCCACAGAGGCAGGTTGCGATAATTGGGATTTGTCGCCACCAAGACGACTTGATCAAGGTTTACTTGATACGGACTAGTTAAGCTTCTTCCCTTTGTCCACACGTGGGGAATTAATTCATATACTTTGACTGCATCTTCTACCCATCGGATGTTATAAGCCCAAAGAATATCGGCTTCTGCTTTAAATTCTGTAGAGTTATTCCAGTATCCACAGTCCATCAGCGGCTGAGTAACCGCAAAATCATTGCTATTGGCATCATTCACTTGCCACAAAGCCAATTTATTCCTGAAGTGGTATTTAGCGACGTAATTCGCTAGGGGCTTCTGCTGGTAGTCGCGGACTGCTTCATGAAGGAGTCTTTCACCTCCATGGGTTAGGGATAAGTTATAAATTTCTTTTTTAAGATCCCGTCCTCGGATACCTTCATTCCAAAATATTTCTCTGAGGTAGGATAGATCCCCTTCTGTCGCGGGACGGGCGGGGGCAAAAATTTCGATTTCTTCTAGGATTTTACCATCATAGGAATACCCTTCTTCAAACAATGCCTCCTCTAAAGAGAGGATGGCGGAATATTCGGAAGAACTGAAAGCGCGAGAAAAACGGGTTGCTGTTAAAGACATGATGCTATACTCCAGTTAGGTTTTTTTAATGAACTCAGGCAGGATGTTAGTTTTCTCAGGACGCATCCTGCCTTTTGATTTATGAAGTGTTCTCTCTTTGCTTCAATAATCTATTTATATCAGAAGTGAAAGCACTTGTCAAGCACTTCTAATATAAAATTTTTGATTAAGTATTTCAGCGACATAATTGTATAAAAAGCAGACTTGACGACTATATGCCTTTCATCTATATCAAACGATAGGAATTAATTATTTTCTCTTTTAACTTAATTTTCTTTTTGATCTCAAATTCTTCTCGTTTGCAATAGAAGAAAAAGCATATAGTCCCAAAGTGCCAGAAAACCATGTGTAGAGCGGGTTTCATGTATGCAGTTATTGAAGTATTTATAAACTTATTGCTTTACCGATCACTTCGGGTTAAAATAAAATTAGCCACCCAAGTTTGACGGCAAGAGTGGCGTTCAAAAAAATAAAGCGAGGTTTTGATAAACTTATGATAACACAACACCAAATAACAAAGCAAGAGTTTCTGGAAAAAGAATCCAAAATCTTTGACAGAATCCAAGATTTGAACACACCGCAGCTTTTAGCGGTCATGGGAGTTACCAACGCTTACTGTTGGGCAGCCCTCGAAAGATTAGAACTACTGGAGAATAATAAGCTGCTACCCCAAAAAGCAGGGGATATAATAGCCGCATCTCAAACGGGTGTAGCTTCTATTGAGATGACCAATATCTATTTGTCGGCATACCTCAAAAAGCACTGGAGTGGTGCTTGTAGTTCCGAGCATAGCTGTAGAAATGTCAGGCAACTGCTATCAACTGGACTTTGGAAAACTCGCACTAATCAAGACACAGGGGAAATTGAGGAAGTCTGGGGATTGGGGTTTTTGGACTTCACTCCTAAATTGTCCGGCACAACTGTTATTCCTCCCACATTGGAAAATATGGACTTGGTGGGAATGGCGCAATTATATAGATGTGCTTATCAGCTTTGGAAAGAGAAGATGATACGGAAATTTCCAGATACAGACCCCTTTGACCTGTTGCCAGAACATAAAGGGGCGTTGATGTTGACGCTGTTTGACTCCCTATTTTATGGAATGATTCAGTTTAATTCTGTGGGTTTTGAGCGATCGCTAATTGAAGTAAATGTTGAGTCGGTGGTTAAATCCGTGAAGCGTGCTGTGATGTGGTTTTTCAGTGAATCATACAAGATTTGTCGCAGGGGTTGGAGAAGGTTGATCAAGAGGGAATTTGAGCAACAAGAACGAGAATATCAACAGAATTTGACTGAAATGGGGGTGGCATTTTGATAGGCGAACCTAAATACAAAGAGGGTCAAAAAATACTATTTCAGCATCCAGATAACTTTGATTGTGAATGGAACAAAGGACGGATTAGCTCTGTGATTTGCATTCAAGGGTTTTTCTGGGGTTACGTAATTTCATATTCTCCATTGAGAAAAAGATTGTTCAATCAATTTGCCTCATGTAGGCTGTCTAACGAAAATTGGATTAAGCCCGACAACAGGCAAAAATAAAGTCGTAACTTAAATACGACTTATGCCGAAAAAACAATTTAAAGGATTTGGTGGTAGTGGGGGCCGTAAAAAATCCCCACCCAAGCCGACAGAAACAGCTATATCAGGGCGTTCCGTGTCTAACGCTGCAATGCTGGGGATTGTGTCAGAAGGGGAAATTGAGGGACTGGTTAACGGGCTGCAATCCGTCTATTTCGATGAAACTCCAGTGCAAAATGCCGATGGTTCGCTCAACTTCCAGGATTTTGGCTGGGACTGGCGACCCGGAACACAGGCACAGGGAAGAATGCCGGGTTTTGGGGATGAGGTCACTAGCGAAACCAGTGTTGCTACTGAGGTTAAGAACAACCTTCCCATCACTCGCACCATCGCTAATGGAAATTTAGATATTATTAGAATCCGCCTGGGCGTGGTGCTTCAGGAATACCCCCCAGACGGCGGGGTTTTGGGCTTAAATGTAACTTTTAGGATTTACCTAAAACAAGGTGCGGGGGCGTTCTATCTAGCTTATGAGGGCAACTTAGGCGGACGCTTTGCAACCCTTACAGAATTTGAATATGCTTTTGCGGTCAATAATGTCGGTGGCACAGTAACAGATTTTAGCGTCAGAGTTGAGCGAGTAACGCCCCAAGATACCGACTCTACAAGGTATCAGCGAGTTTTAACATGGCGCTCATTTACTGAAGTCACGGAAACTAAACTCAAATACCCTAATAGCGCGATGTTTGGGTTCAGATTTGATGCTGCACAATTCCAAGACACGCCGCAAATATCCCTAAGGTTGGCAGGGCGGAAAATTCAGATACCATCAAATGCCACCCCAACAGGTACAAGGGGACTGACGTATAGCGGAACTTGGAACGGAACATTTTACACCCCATCAGTGGCAGTGGCAGATCCGGCGTGGATACTCTATGACCTGATCACTAACACCCGCTATGGACTTGGCAGGTATATTAATCAATCCCAAATTGATAAATGGGCATTGTATGAGATTAGCCAATATTGCAATGAGTACGTCCCCAATGGATATGGAGGTACGGAACATCGTTTTCAATGCCACTTATTACTAGAGGGCAAAGAGGAAGCGTATAAGGTTATTCAACAGTTTCTATCAGTGTTTCGTGGTTTCAGCTATTGGATGAATGGAGCGATCGCCTTTGTTGCTGACAAGCCCGGATCTCCAGTAGCACAATTTACTCAAGCCGATGTAGAAGATGGGATGTTTTCATATACCCGCACAGGACTAAAAACTAGAAATACTATAGCTTTGGTAACTTGGGTGAACCCTGACGACTTTTACCGTCGGTCAGTGGAAACCATTGATGATCCCAGTGGAATAGCTAAATATGGCGTTCGGGAAATAGAAATGTCTGCTTTTGCTTGTGTGTCAAGAGGTCAAGCGCGACGGGCTGGCTATGCTGCCTTGCTCACTGACAGACTAGAACAGGAAACCGTATCTTTCCGATGTAGAGCCTATGGTGCTTATACCAAGCCGGGTGACATTATCAGGGTGATGGACTCAAAAAGGGCTGATATCCGATACGGAGGATTGATTGCAGCAGCGACTACCACAGAAATTACCTTAGATCATGAAGTAGAGATTTTATCAGGGGAGACTTACACCCTCACGGTAATGCTTGCTGATGGGACAGTACAGGAAAAATCCGTTACCAATTCGCCTGGACTAACTACAACGTTAACCCTTGCATCCGCTTTATCATCAGTGCCACCACCGGAAAGTAACTGGATACTGGCATCAACCACCGTACGGCCGCAGTTATTCCGGGTTTTGAACCGTGTACCGAGTTCTGGCGGTTCGGAAATGTTTCACGAAATCACGGCGGTTGAATACAACCCTAGCAAATATTCTCAAATTGAAAATGGATGGTCACTTGCACCTTTGCCAGTACGGCGTAATCCTCCCATTGTTGTTTCAATTCCCAGAAATATTACCCTCAGTTACCGCGCCATTGACCTATTTGATTTAGATGCGATTTGGGATTTTCCGCTTTTAGATGGGGAGCGAGATCCATACATCAGAGGCTATACGGTAGAACTTCGTAAGGGTGATGATGGATTTTGGGGCGATACTCGGTCAGAATCAAGCCCTTCATCGCAGTTCAAGAACCTATCAGCAGGGAAATATTACGTTAGAGTCGCAGCCGTAGATGTTAATAGCAGGTCATCGCGCTGGGTGATTTCCGACCCGATAACCTTGACTAAATACAACTGGGTAGGGACTTTTACTTCTCGATATGCTTCTGTATTTGCAATGGAATTTTAAATTATGCCCACACCACGCATTTACGTTGGGGGAGACGGAAACCCCTATCAGCGATCGCTCACAAACTCGTCCGCAGGGACAACGGACAACCCCGATGTTGCTCATTTTGCGCTGAATTACTCAGAAGAAAGTCCGATTACTGGGGCAACAATGCCGGTTGGGGGGATAGGAGCAATCGGTTGGTTGTCAGCGATTTGGAGACAGTTATCAGGAAATCAACGAACTCCAGGCTTTCTTAGCACAACTACCACAGGCACGGTAACAGCAGGGGCTAAATCTGTGATTATTAAAAACGTTGGTGGTGCAGTGGGAACGGTTTTGACAGTCAACCTGCCAGTAGGGGAAACTCTTAACTTTGCAACTGCCGGAAACGACACTCTTGGGGCGATCGCTTACAACGCCACCGGAACAACTTTTCTGATCTCAGAGGTTCGATGATGACGAACTATGATTACATTAATTTTAGTTGTACATTGTCCGGTGTTTACGGCTCACCGGGGCTTTATGCAACTTTGGCTGATTGCGAAAACGCCGTAAATGATGGCAGTGTAAAGCCTGTTTTAATCCTGAATCCGTTGTGGAGTGCGTCTAAAAAAGCGTCACTTCCACTATTGATAAATAAATTGGGTGACGGGTATCAACAAATTGTTTTTCAGGGCGTTGATCTCATCAATGAAGAATGGTCTATAACTTCGCCTGTTTTGATAGGGACAGAAGTAGATGAATTACTAAATCAATTACGAAGTCTCTGTACAATTTCGTTTTTCTGGAGTCCCAATAACGGTGTAATTGATTATCGGGAGTTTGTCTGTGATGAATGGCAAAAAATACGGGTTGGGGTAAATCAATATCAGCTTACAACAACATTTAGGAAAATTGGGGGCAAGAAAGATCGGTTTTTGAATTTGTTAATCCCTTCCTATATCATTGTTTGTCCTCCTACTGCTGGGTTTAAATTAGGCGGAACTATTGAAAGTGATGCTACACAATTCAAGTGGGAGCAAATAGCAGGAAATAAAACGGTATTATTTGATAATAATACGATCAAAGAGCCTACTATATTTATTCAATCAACCTGTTATACCACTGGGTGTGATGACGGTACTGGATTACCTATTATTCTTAGGGTTAGTTTAGCAAGTAATCCTGGTATTTATTGGGATATTATTGTTTACAATACTCTCACCTCCACATACTTTGGCAACTCTGTAAGTCAAGGGGTATTGAGCGATAGAGTATGTCAGAAGGTTACTTTCTTTCCTGCACCGTTGTACCCCCAAAAAGCTTACTGCGGAGAAGAAGGCACTCTTATATCTGTTCACTGGAATCCCCCTAGCTGTGAAAGTCAATTTGTAATTGGTTATAGCTTAGTTGCCAATACAACTGGTAGTTATATTGAAGTTGACTATGTAGATGTTAGTGAAGAAAGAACTTTCTTTTTAGAGTTCAATAAACATTATAAAATAGTAACTGTATTTAGTTTCTATGGAAAAATAGTCAGAACTCCATCAGATATCATTTACTTGTCAACAAGTGAAACACAGCATTTCTTATTTGGTGATGATACTTATAATGGATTATCTACAAATAAACTTACTGACGGTTATTCTAAGGTAAACCTTAAAGTAACTACTTACGAATACAACGATATCTATAATGGTCTTTCTATTTCTAAGCTAACTCAAGGTTACTCAAAGACAGACTTAAAAGTAACGTCTTACGAATATCAAGACAATTACACAAGTCAAATATCTATTAGTAAATTAACCAGTAGTTATGTTAAAATAAACTTAGGCGGCATTGTTATTGGCTAAAGATATGAAAATTACAGGTAGCGTAGAAATAAGACGGATTGATAGTGTTACTGGGAAGATTGTAGAAATAATTAAACAAAAGAATTTAATACCTGCCAACTCGTTGTTAGGGGTGTTGTCTCAAACAGCGACTAACAACTATTTTGGTGCTAGACGCATTTCTATTTCTACTTCTACTACTGCTCCGAGTATTTTAAACTCTACATTAACTAATATTATTGCAACTGGTTATACCCCCGGCGGAGTTACCTCTCCTACCTGGAATCCCAATATTGAGCCTCCTTTTTTGCAAATACAAAATAGAATAGACTTTACAGGGACAGCTAGAACATTTAATAGTGTTGGATTAACGGATTTGGGTACTAGCAATAATCAGGCTAATTTATCTACTACAACTTATGCTTATCTAAAACTTGATACAGTTTGTACGCAAGGGGCAACGGAGTTTTTAGATATCTTTTACAGAATCCAATTTACTAATGCTGGGGGACAAGGGTTTTTAGGTGATAGTGCTAGATATGACTTTGGAAAGAAGCTTTCATTTGCTCATAACGTAATTAATGACCCTGGCTCAGACCCTTTTCGTCTTCATTTTCTTTACTCGTCTTTCACAAAAAAGATTGAAGCTTTAGCTTATAAGTCATTGCTTGTTTCTAATTCAAATTTTCTTGATGGTTTAGGAGGGACAACTGTTAACACTCATTATAAATACAAGTATTCTTTGTCTTACAATAGAGATACTAAAGTTGGCAGTATTTACAATACTCTTCTGCAAGGAATAACCGAAAGAAATACTATTGATACTGCCTATAGCTCTACTTCTTTTTCTTATCCCCAAGAACCATTCCAAACAGGGTTTTGGCATAGTTCCGCAGCCCCCACACCTTTCTTTGATGCCAGCTTTGCGGGTAGTTCTAATGGTGTTCCCACACTTGCAGGAACTTGGACTGGTAAACTACCTGAATTATTTAAACTAACTATTACCAATACGGGTGCGGTTGGTGTAGCGACCTATAAGTTATCTGTTCGTAAACACCTTGGTTTTAATGGTAGCAACTACACCGATTTAACAGTAGGAACTCCATTTAGAAACCCTAATGCTCCAGCGCATCCCAGACATCATGGGTGGAGGAAAGAAAATAATGATTTACTCCGTTGGTCTAACACGCAGATAGTTCAATATGATGATACGGGGGTCACTCTACTTGATATATTTGACGGAACTTTCACCACTTGGGATAGTTTGTCAACTCCGGTATTAGGTGCAACTCAAATAAGACAGGTAGCGGTAAACCCTGCAAATAATTTAATTTATGTTGCCTGTAGAAATAACGGTCTTTATATTATTAATACCAGTTTAAATACTGTCACGTTACAATTAAATAATCCTTGTTACGGGGTTGATGTAGGAAGAAATGGTAGAACTTTTGCTTTGGTTAGTGGCGGTCTTTATAGTAGTAACAATTGGGCTGTTCCTGAGACTTTTACCTTTACTGGAATCAGTGACGGAAATTGGTCAAGAGTCTATTTCTTAAAAGCAGACCCTGAAAATGTTAATGACCAAATAGCTATTATTGCTGACAATACAGGTGGCACGAATAGGAGAATGGTGTGGTGGCAACCTTCTACCCCAACGGCTGTACTAGGCTATGAAGGAAGTCAGATAAAAAAATATCCTGCTAGTTTAGACGTAAGTAATACCGGAAGTTTTTGGGCTGGAGGATTTAATATAGAACAATTTATTCCGTATAATTTTGTAGCTCTTAAATTTACCTATGGCACTACTGCAACGGTAGCGTTAACTGTTGGTGCTATTACCCAGGAACAATTTACTCACTCTATCTTCGGTTCTGATGCTTACTATAAAATAGATTTCTTTAACGGCAACTTAATTGGTCGCAATATGTTGATTACTCCAAACAACACTTCAGCCGTTACATACACGGAATTAGGAACTACCCCAACACTCCTACATCTGGATAGTGGAATAGTTCTCTACGCATCCATGAGGCAGCTATTTACAGATAATGCCTATTGCTGGACTGATTACGGCTGGAATGGCAGTGCTTGGGTTGCTGGTAATCCTAACTCTAAAACTACTCATTCAGGGGCGGAAACATTAATAAACGGAATTACAGTTGCATTTGCTAATGGGGCTAATCCACCGCATTTTACAGCTACCAATTACTTTACCCAGGGGATTTGTTACGGATTGTGGAAAGATAATGCTACTTCCTTGGATTACTCATCTGCTTGGTACTCAATCCCGGTCATTTTCAACCAAGCTGTAAGTCTGACTATTCCTGCGGTCGCGCCTTACACACTTACTCTGACTGACGCAACTACTCATCCCACATTCATTAGATTAGAAACTGACACCCCACAATTGCATAAGCTTACAATTAATGGGACACCTGTTACACAAATCTATACTAATGGCGCAGCCCCAGCCCCAGGAGAAATTAGTATGCAATCTTCCGGGAATGGGGTGCTGACATTTAATGCTGCCGATGCTGGAAAAACACTTGGAGGGACTTATACGTGGCTAAAATTCTAAAGGGGAAAACTGAAAGCAACTTATAAAAACGTCCTA